TGATTGGGCAGCTCTCACAAAAGCTTCAGAATTCATCTTTCGCATCTTCGTCGCCAATATCTTGTTCACGGTCTCACGGTTCTGGGGGTAAAAGTGTACGAATGCTTTCAAGTTCCCTACTCCAGCTACCAAAGGATTGAAAGACTCGTTAGTCGCTAATTGCAACATAGACCTAACACCAATACCCCCGAGCGCGACCGGCAACAGGCACATCAAAACGTGACCATCAGCAATCTCAGTTTTAAACTTCCCCCATCGCTTCAACGTTCTCCACACTTCGAACGAATAAGCGGCGAAACTCATGGCGAAGGACGAGCCAGCTTTGATGCCACCTTGGATTTGCCCAGCGATAGCATCGAGATCGTCACAGATGGTTTTCGCAGGCACGTCAACTGCTTTTCCTACCCTTAGGAAGGCTTTCAAACCAGGAGTCACCTTGAAGCCATTGTAGTAGACTTCGTTCAAGTACTGAAATAACTTTTCGGACACGAAGGTTTTGTCCCAGGAAATCCGCAAACCAACCATCTGGTACACCTGTTCAATCGTGTCGATGCAGTTAAGGATCTGGTCATCTGTTGCGTCATGGTCAAACTCTAACGATGCTCCACCGTCATCAATCAGTGCCAGGAGATGGACGCCTTTCTTCAGCTTACCTAGTCGACGGCAAACGTTGATCGCATAGCCCATCACATCAATGTGCATAGCAGTATTGGTTTTTGCGTCATAACCTTCCAAGTCTGCTCCTGTATTCACATATTCATGGTGAACATCGTGCTTGATGAAGACCATCCTAGAGCCATTGTACACTTTCAACAACTTGTTTATGTGAGGCAACCCGAAAGCATGGGACCAAATCCTATAGGACTCGTTTTTCAGCCGCCTATTGAGCCGAGGAGACCACTTTTCGAGGTCAAAAGAAATGCGGACTTTCCTGACTGCTGAAAGGGGGAGGGAAGCAATTTCCAACATTTGCTTGCTGAGTTCTATGTCGCTGATTCCAGAGGAATTGCCAGCCTTCACAACCAGGTAGTCAGCCACGTTGGCCTCTTTTTCTGACATAGGTGTCCGCTGAAAGTCGTTGGCCATGGAGAACATCCTACCTCCCTCTTTCTTGGCCTCAGGTTTAAGTGCAGTCAAGTGTACATAATCCCAATATTCGG